TCGTCAGATTTTACTGACCAGTCAATCACATATTCTCTAGACATGCTATTAGAATATGTAATCAAAGGACTAATCTCGTCCACCACTGACGCAATATTATTAACATCAACATCATTAACAATGAAGTCATGACCACCTTTATATTTCCAGTATCCTTCTTCAGATACCTCGTCAACATCATAGTTCTCCATGTATTGAGTTGTTATTACTAATATTGCCATCTTATAGACCTCCGATTTTTGACATTAGATATAAAAAGAAACTTAACACGATAACAATAGTGACGATATATTTCATCATATATTATCTCCGAAAGTTTCTTTGGCATGCAGGTATAAAGCCACGCATGCACAGTAGATTGTAAATCCTAGTGTAGGAAATATCAACCAGTATAGAATTGCTTCTAACATTATATGATACCTAACTCAGAAGCAACTTCAGCTTCAGTATCAAATACACCAGCAGCATCCTCACCTTTTTCATTTAAGAATGCATCTTTAGCATCTAGTAATGTTAAATATTTTTTATCGGCATAATCAGCGATAAAGTCCTGAGCTCTTTCAGTCAGCTCTAAATATAAATTACCCATTTTACTCATAATTTTTCTCCTTTATTATTATTAATCGTTAAGACCTTCAATAGATTCGCGAACCATATTATCAACAATACTTTTATACTCAGCATTATCAAATAACATATCATGAAGTATCATCAATCCAGCATTCATATAAGCACCACCAATTTCAAAATAAGTATTAGTACCATCATTATAGAAAGATATAGATTGACCAAGACCAGCTTTTGGGTCAAAGTCAAATACAGTTTTACCACTCAGTTTATCATAAGCGTCGAATCGATCGCCTTCAGAATTTTCAGCTTCACAAGTATTTTCGATTATATCACGATATTCAGCATAATTAAAAGTCATATTTTTTTCCTTTTTTTTATTAATCATTAAGTTGATTGTACTCCATTTACGACCAAAAGTCAAGAACTTTTTTACTTTTTTTTGAAGATTTATCATAATGAATACAACCACTTAGAGGGTGCTTATGCAGCACCCTTTTTAAATGCTCTCGCTCTAGACTGCATTTCATCAGCATCAAAAACAGCGAAATAAGTAGGTCTTTTGACCTCTTTACCATCTTTATCCTCAGACACACGCATTCTCATAAGAGACGCAACCTTAGTCATACCCTTAAAAGCAGACCCTGGAACACCATAGTGTTTAATACCTTGTTTAAAAGTACAAACTCTTTCAATATCCCCACACGCATCAGCATTTACACCTGAATATTCGTAGTTATTAGTTATATTAATTGTCATATATTTACCTCTTTATTTAATTATACAGCAATTGTATCCTAATTGACTCCAAAAGTCAAGTAAAATCGTCTCTTTTTTTAGATTAATTAGTTATATGAAATCAATGACTTATAACAAAAAAGGGGAGCCATTGCGGACTCCCCTTTGTAAACTAGGTCTTTTTTTGTGTTATTTAGACTTTTTTGCTGCCTTTTTCTTAGCAGGTTTTGCCTTTAATTCGTTGCCTTGCGCATCGACTTCAACCTCGCCTATTACATTGCCTTCACTATCTTCTAAGATTTTGAAGTAATGTTTCTTATCCTCTTCATCTTCTGCTTCAAATGCCTTGACGAAATCTTCACTTTCATTCGGCAAAGTAGCGACAACAGTTTCAGAGTTTCCACCATTCATTACTGGTGCTTTGTAAAATCTGTCTTTTATTTCTTCTAGATCTGTAATCTCAACATCAAAAACTTCCCAGTCTTCACCGACATGTTTAAAATCTTGTAGCCATAACTCGCATTGCTTTTTAGCAAACTCAAGTGTTGGTGCGATTACATTAAATTCTTGTCCATTTCTAAAGATAAAGTTGTATTCCTCTTGGTTCTCATCTGTTTCCCATGATGGTACAGTTTCACCTTTAGCTTCTGCTTCTTGGATTTCCGCAAAGGTCTCAATTATTTTTGCTCGACCTGCGTCATTATTCAGTTGTCTTTCTAACTCTTTCTGCATTCTTACTTCTGCTGCAGTTTGAGTCTTCAAATTTGCGTTGGGATCTACTCCCATCTTTTCGACTTCTATAGCCATTATGTATCTCCTAGTTTACTTTGTTTATGATACTATTATTTAGTTAAGTTGAGAAGAGATATATACCCATTTCTCAGTTGCGACACAACTATTTAGTGTTATTAAGATTTCAGGTCGTTTTTAATAATAGACTCAAGCAACTTACCATATGCTGGGTTAGTTGAGAATGATTCTAGATAGTGTACCAGTATATGTGCATCCTCACCTCGATCCCTAGCATCCCTCAGCTTTTCATAAAAGTGTAAATCGTTCAGTATCCTTACTAAGTCAAAGGCACTATGACATTTAGTCTGATATGCTTTGACACCCCAGCCATGCCATTCATTATGATGGGTGACTGGTTTTACATGAGGAGTTTGTTCATTCCATGTACGAATACCAAATAGATTGTTTGCTTCATGTGCGAAGCGAGATGTACCATAACCAGATTCTAGTATGGCTTGTGCTATAATTAGTTCTTTTGGGAAATGACGATGATTGGGTTCTTGCCTGTATATACTGTCAACACACAGAGACATTGAAACTATAAATGCCTTCTTATCTGTATTTACTATTGTGGGGTAAGACCAGCTGGCATATGCTTGAGTTGCCATTGATACTGCTACTCCCATAAATAACAGAGTTATCATTATAAGGATTTGTTTCGCTACTTTCATAGTGACCTCCTTTCGTGATGTAAAGAGTATTTATTAAATTAAAATATGCACTCTCTTTATCAGTGACACTAATTCTCTAATTCTTACAATATCAGGATGTCTGTCATTTAGGTGTACACCCATAGCTATGGCGACTGCTTGACGCACATCACCCTCCATAAAGTGCTTGCCTTCATTAACTAAGTTAAGTTCTGGTGCACCATACATGTCACCATCTCCATGCTCTGTGAAGTCTTTGATAGCTTTATGAACCAGCTTTAGTATATTATCTCGTTCATCGTTCAATCCTAACTTATTAAAGTCCATAATAGATTGAGTGATATCATGTACGAGGTCACGAGCATTAATAGTTAATGCTGCTGCCAAACAATATACATCCCTTAACGATCTTTCTTCATCCCTGAGTGCGATTAGTTCTTCTCTTACTTCATCAGCAAAATGTGGACAACCAACCGAATAGTTCATAAACCATTCATCAATCTTATGTTCTGGACTGTTTAATTGGTCAATAATATCGCCCTCTTCTCCGAGTTTCCAGTTATCTTCTACCATCCCCCATCATCCATTTCTTTGTTCTTCTTTTTGAAAGAGAAGAATTTTTTAAGTCCACCTGATAATCCCCATAGGGTAAACCAGCCAGTGTTAATTAAAAAAACAAGGACTAGGAATACCATAGCAAAGTCAACTAGACCTGCTTGTAAATATCCATACTCCATGTTAATTTGCCTTTATATGTTTAAGTGCTTCAAGCATTTTTTCAGCACCAGATACTTCAAAAGGATCTTGAATTGGACATGCTTCTGGGTATCCCCACTCGGCATATCGTAATTTAATCTCCCCATTCTTAACATACATACTGTATCGCCAAGACCTTTCACCGAATCCTCTATTAGTAAAGTCATTCAGCATACCTGTACTTCTAGCAAAGTCAGCATTGCCATCAGGCAAAGGTTTTACTTTGGTAATCCCTTGTTGGTCAAACCACGCATTCATTACGAAAGAATCATTTACAGCTGTACAATAAACTTCATCCATACCCAAGTCCTTGAAGTTATCATATAACTCCTCAAACTTTGGCAACTGAAAAGCTGAACATGTAGGTGTAAATGCTCCAGGCAATCCAAAAACTACCACATCCTTGTCATTAAACAAGTCTTGAGTTCTTTTCAAAACCCAATCATTATCTTCACGCATATAGAACACTTGGTCGGTTAAACGAGTTCCTTCCATTTTAGTTCTCCTTCATTTTTCTATAAGTTTTTCTTAGATCTAAAAAATCCTCAATGTAGTCATCCCTTTTAGCATCTAGTAATTGTATGCCTTGGTCTTCAACATTAATGATTAGTAGCATTCTTTCAATAGGAGTGCCAGTCCTTTCTTCATACATGACAGCATAAGCTGAACACTGCATAAAATAATCTTTGACCCATTCCCTCTTCTTCATTTTAGCAGAGGTCTTGAAGTCAATTACTGTTAGTTTCCCTTCATATTCAGCTATACAATCTACAGTACCTGCAGTTTCAAGATGGTCTGAATATAATTGAGTTTCTAAACAGTGAATGTTATTAATTTTATCGAGATATGGTATCATCTGACCGAAATCTTGTTTGCTGAAATCGTCAGATAAATCACCCTCGTTGAGTAAATACTTCTCAGCTAAGTGATGTATCTTATTACCACGAGCGAGTGCTCGTCTAGATATTTTACTAGCTTCTACTTCACCCACTTTATCTTTCCATGCTTGGATAGATTCCATGTTTTGTAGTCTAGTAATAGATGTCACTGAAGGATACTTAGCACCAGTGGGAGTTTCATAATATCTCCCACCTTCAGCATTTACCTGCTTCAGTTTACCCACTTCAATTGGTACATGATTAAACATAATATTTACTTCTTAATATCAATCGGCTTTCCGTTTTTGTCCTTATGAAATCTATCATCCCACTTGGACTGGTTTCGTCGATATTTGTATATGATAGTCTTTACTTTCTTAAAAAGCAAATCCTTATACTTCTTCAAGTGCAACCATAAGTCTTTCAGCACGATTTGGTACCTGTTTGTGCCAACGACTATCTCTTCCTTCAATTGCTGCCTGTTTCCAGTCACCTGCTTCAACTGCTTTTTTCATGTTTTTGAACTTACCAAGTCTTGGTGCTCCCATGTTAAAACACATGTTGATTAGGACTCTCTGTACAGTATCAGGATAGCTTTCGATATCAGGATATACTTTCTTCACTTCCGTGACGAACTTTTCTACATCAGTATCGAATACTTCCCAGCAACGATCTTCAGATACAGCAGTTCCTACAGCTTTACCATGTTCTTCGTCATCTTCTGTGACGAGGTGTCCGATACCAAATGTAGGATAACCGAGATGGTCGTTGTATATTTCGAATTTAACTCCTTCATCGCGAATGAGTTCTTCTCTTAGTTTCTCTCTGTCAAATGACATTGATTTACTCCTTTGTTGTAAAATCTTTATAAAGGTGCCAGGGATGAAATGGTACAACTTTCGCATTCCTGCGAATAGCATTCCTCTTACGAAAACGAAGAGGTTGTTTACCATTTACTGCTCCACTTACACCTTTAATTTCTTTTTTGCTTTTTTAATTGCAGCAATTAACTTTGCTTTGGTTTGTCTTTTGTCTAGTTCAACACCAATCTTACGACCAAGTGCTTCGAGCTCGTCTTTAGTTTTCTTTTCAAGATACTTAAAGTCTTCTTTATCAAGAACACCATCTTTGTTTGTATCAAGAACAGGAAACAATTTTGCTCCTACACATTTCAACCAATCAATAACTTTTTGCATAATATCTCCTTTTAGTTATTTTGTATTAATTTTTGAAAGCCAACCTTTTACAGTTGTTTCAATCCAACTCGCCCAAAAGGGTTGTGGAAAATTCCAGCCGATGAAAGCACCAACTGCAATCCAGAATAGAATATCTAACATTATCGTTTACTCCTTGTTTGTTTAGGTTTAGCATCTTCAGATTTAATCTTAGCAATGATATATTCTTTTACTAAGTCACTTCTGACGATGTCGTTTACTGTAAACTCGACACGAGCATAACTATTCATATGCCTTACTATCTCCATGAAATTAAAAAGACCTTCCCTTTCGGTGCCCTTTCTTAAATCAGTTTGGCGATAGTCGCCACAAAACACAATACGAGAATGGTCGCCCACCCTTGTAATAATTGTGTCAAGTTCCTCCCAGTTTAGATTTTGACATTCGTCCACTATTACTACAGTGTCATCAAATGTTAATCCCCTGACGAAAGATGTTGAAGCAAAATCTAAATTGTGTTGCGTCATCAACCTATCGTATGGGTCAGGATAAACCAGATTATCTACTTTCTTAGCGAACAATGCCGATGCTATATGTTTATATGGCAGTTGATATTGTTCTAGCTTTTCTTCTAGATCTCCTGGCAAATGACCAATCTCTCTACTTTGTACAGCAGATCGAATAATCAAAACTTTCTCAAACTCTTTATTCAGTACAGACTCTAATGCTTTATACATCGCAATATAAGTTTTACCTGTACCAGCTACACCATGAGCCATAATGATTTGTTTACTTTTATCATTATAGAAGTCAAAAAACTTTTTCTGACTATCGTTGAGAGGATCGACTCGTTTGAGATCGGCGATCTTCAACTTTGCTTTAGCAGATGGAGCATCTGCTTTTTTCGCTCTGGGCATATTAAAATACTTCTGTGTTTATCTTACTTCCAGGATTTTTAGTTCTTACTCTTTCAAGTACATCTCTAAATCCTGTTGCTTTTTTTCTAGCATCTGTTCCTGCTAGGATACCTGCTTCTCCGATATTTGGTGCAGATATCATAGATTCCCAATCTTTATTGGTTTCTAAATACTTTACTTTGTCATCATAACTACAAAATAATTCTTTTACTTCGCCAGTCTTTTTATTTTTTACATTATATAAAGGCATATTATACTGCTTCCTTTAAAGGTTTACTGAGTTCATCCCAGTCTAATTCATAATCACTATCACTTTCACTGTATTTCAGCACTCCTAGTTTTTCATATCCAGGAATAACTTCTTCAGGAAGTAATCCAATTTTTTTCAGGTTAGGCATTATTCTACTGAACAATACTTCTTGAAACTGTGTTTGAAATAAATTTTCTTTTGAATATTCTTCAGTTGCTACTAAATCTAATCCATATTTTTTCCATACTTCAAAAGGTCTTAATCTATTTCTTGATACTGTACATGCTTCAAGTGCAAACTTAGCACGATCTAATACTTCTTCTTCTGATAAAGTTTTAACAAACTCATGTAAATAATTAATACCAAAAGTCACATGCCTAGCTTCATCTCTAATAATTAATCCAATCATCTCTTTATATACTGGGTCACGACTTGATTCTTTTGAAGCATTAAATGCTGCGAGTGCGAGTCCTTCAATAATTACTTGCATTCCGATAAACTTTAAATCCCATCTTGGGTCAGTAAGTATCTTATCTAGTAAAGTTTTCAGACCAGTTCCTATTGGCCAACTCGTTTTAATTCTTGTTTGTAAATATTTGTTAAATGCTTCTACATGTCTTGCTTCGTCAAAGGTTTGACTTGCTGCATACAACTTTGCGTTGAATGTTGGAGCACAGGATGCTAACTGACTTGCTACAAGTAAAGCACCTTGCTCACCATGTAAAAACTGACTAAGTGCCCATGCGTTTTGGTCATGTAAAAATGCTTTTCGTTTCTTTGTATCCCAGCCTTTATACATTTCATGTTCAGTCCATTGATTATCTTCAAACTCAAACTCTTCATCAGTGATACCTTCAAACTCTGGCGACCAATCAACATCAACCTCTACATTCCAGTTTAACTCCTTGCCTAATTCATACAACTTACGAATGCGATTATCTTGTACTGTATAATCCCAGTTATATGAGCCAGTCAGTGGAGTCTGAAATATCTCGACAACATCAGTTGGTTCTAGTTTTTTTGGATATTCACCATCGAAATCACGAACTTCTTTGGGTGTGGTAGTCTTTATAATTTTCATTACTATATTTATAACTCTTCTATCGGTGGTAAGTGTTTCTTTTTATTAGGCACAACCTGACTTCTATACTTGGGTGTGCGTAGTTCTTTGGCAACAGGGTCTCTACTCCGAATATCTTTTATTGACTTGCGAGTGTTTTTCTTCATCTGCCCTTACCTTTTTAATTACATCTGTTAGTTTCGCACTCTTTTTTAATTTGTAATAATCTATCGCTATCTGTGGTGCGTCGACATTTTCAGTTTGTCCAGACTCTACCATATGTAAATATTGTGTATAACTTTTTACTGCTTCCTCTTCAAAATAATGTGTCATACGATGAGCAGTTTTAGGAAAGAAAATATATAGTAGTAAATAAAAAATAATAAAAATAAACTGAGCAAATAAAACTATGTATCGTTCTAACCATGATGGTTTTGCGATATCAATAAAAATCATTAGATGCATTCTTTCATTCTCAGCTTCATCCATCATCTCGCGAATCTTTGGACCCAAGCCACTCTTCATCTTACGAAGAGATTTCATATGTAGCCAAACACCAGCAACCATTCCAGGAACTGCAGCAACAGTTTCTAATACGACTGCACGATGCCCATACCTTTTAGCAAAAAAAGTATCGGCTATGAAACGAAAGAACATAGTCATGCTCTTCGCAAACTTATCTTTAATTATTTCCCCCATTCATTTAATGTCCTATATGCATCCCTAGTAATACCCCAAATCCAAATATGAGCCAGTCAAACATAAAGTGCATGATAAAACTACCAACAAAAATAGTTTTCCAATGGCATTTACATATTTCTATTTGTTCACTAATTTTCTTCATCATGATTAAAGTCCTGTATCATAGGAAAAACTTCTTCAATAGCATCAGCACATTCACTAGCTATATCCATGTGTTCTTTTTGAGTACCATTTGCAGTTCTTAGATCTATATAATGCATCCATGAACGCAATGTTCCATTCATATATAGGGTACTTTCAGTCATACCCTCAGGCAATATGGCTCTAGCTTGTTCTTTGGCTATACCTTTGCCGAGTGCTTCTGTATATAATTCCTTTACTCCTCTAATAAGTTTCATCTGTTGCATATTAAACCATTCTACAATCTCACGATCTTCAAACTCTGTAGAGTTCTGTCTGTTCTTTTTATCTTGCTCTCTAGCTTTACGAGTAGTGTAATCATTTGCTTCAGCATATCTTTGACTAAATTCCTGGAAAGAAAAACTTCTATGTCTCAATATTTGTCTAGCGATATCTCTTGTAGTTTTAATTTCTAAACATACTGATACCATTTCAAATGGTGACCAGTGTTTATGCTTCATCAAATATTTGAGTAGCTTTTCAGAAGTTTCTTCATTCGCTTGGTTCGATGGATTAGATACTCTTGCGCAATATGCAACTTCCTGTAATAAATCTCCATTTTGTCCTTTCGAGTATGATATTAATTTAACTGGCATAACAAGCATTTGTTCCGTGTACTTCATCGTACCATGTAGGAACATCCCTCTTAGTCCATTTAGCGAAGTCTGCTTTGTATTTAATATAGTATTGACGATAAGCAACTATGCTATCATTATGTTTCACATCCTCAGGCATCGCTTGAGGAAATGGTGTTAGACCCTGTCGTTTAATAGCTATGGGTGTAAACATCAATGCTTCACGCAGTAGTGTATCAGTTTTGTGTACTCTACCATAGCGATGTGTATATTCATCACAGAGTGCAGTAAATAAATTGTATGCCCACATATAATTAGCATCAGTTTCTCGTACCCATATAGCACAAGGATGGTTCATCATGGTAGCACGATAAAGTACATTTTCCATATTACTATTTTCCATGAGCCAATACTTAGTTTCTGTTTTACCTGATACCGATGGTCGTTTAGTTAGTTCGCCATCAAGCATACGATGGGCAGTAGAAAGTAGTTGGGCAGTTTCTAGTATCATTTTAACAACATGTTTGTCACAATGTTGTTTCGCAGCAACCACAGGATGCTGATGTAATGCAAAGATATTCATGTATTATCTCCTTCCGTGTAAGACGCAGTTTTCTGCATATCAAACACACCTTTCTGTTTTTTTGGTGGTGCGTTTTTATCTTTTACGATCTCACCAAGTCTATAAGTTTTTATCCTTTTATCTTGTAATGTAAAAATGCTCATAGCAACTATCGCCATAGCCAATGGGGTTAGTATTACAAGATATCCTTGTATTTCTTCAATACTCATAGTTTCACCTATTCATCTGTAGATATATCAATAGATTCTTCAAATTGTTTTCTAGCTTCTTTGCGTTTCTTTCGTTTATCTAGACGCATTTCAACATCTACCCAAGCGATAGCACCACAAATAGTAATCAATCCGATAACTATTAAACTATCTAATATAGTCATAATCATGTTATAATTCTAATTAATAAAAACTTAAATGTCAAATCCATCAATATATGCCTGTAAGTCTTCCATATCCTGAGTTGACAGGTTTGCTGCCTGTCCCCACATTAATGCTGACTGGGCACCTCTAGTTTCCCCAGCTTTATATTGCTCTAGCATCTTAACAATCGATGTAGATCCAGATAATTTTGGACCAATACCACCCTCGCCATTCATACCATGACACATATTACAATTAACATATTTCTTAGCACCTCTATCAGCTGGTGTTTCTGATTGCATCGCTACTCGCTTTGCTTCAAGTTGCTCAGTAAATGTACCAAACTTATTATGGTATTCTTCAAGACACTCACCTTGGCATCCATGAACATCAGTATATCCTTTGACATCTGCGTTGGCGTATGCTAAGTTCAATATCCAAAACAATCCTATACTTCCGACTAGGAAAGCAGTTATTCCTTCTCTCATTTTATCCTATGGGGTTATACTCTCCCATCCGAGTTGTTTAATTTCTGGATCTACTTTAGTCATCACATTAAGTAAATCTTGTTTCTCTAACTTGAACACTTTGTAGAATTCAGGATCGTGTTCTTTTATAGACTCAGTATTATGTATAAGGTCAAAAACTTTTATCGTTTGTACTTCCTTACTACCTTGAGCAAGATGGTCACGATCCATTGCTTTTCTAGTAGCACGATTCCCATCTTCTGGCTTTGATACATCAGTCAAACCTCTAACCAGTTCGCTAACTTTGTCGCCAAAGAATCGTGCTATTTCTTCATGTGATGCAGGTGTATCTTCAACTACATCATGCAATAATGCTGCCATGTACATATCCTCAGTAGTATCTTTGTAATTAATTCTTAATAATTCAGCAACTGCTGTAGGATGTGTGATGTATGGCTCGCCAGTGTACTTTCTCTTTTGCCCAATATGAGCATTCTTCGCATAAGTACCAGCGAGATTTATTCTTGGGGAAAATATGCCTTTAAACAAATTTCCGTCGTGCTTTTTAACTGGCAACTGCCACCTCTTGTAAATGTCTATCGGCGATAACCTTTTGTAATAAAGTGAGAGTATCAAGTACATTTTTATGACCGATACCAACACCACCATTATCGTTAAAGTAATGAACACAAGTAAGTTGGTCATCAATTAAGATGTCACCATCTTTACCGAAAGTTCCTTTTTCAGTTCTACCTTTCACGAAATTAGTGACCAAGTCACCCAAACCATTTTCTAACAACCATAACCTTTTTTGTTTGCAACTTTCAGCAAACTGGTCATCATATAATGTATGAACACTAGATAAAATTTGGATTTCATAACCATGCTTTTCAGCAATCTGTCTAGTAGAATCCATCAATTCATCCATGTTTACCATTCTAGGAAGTTTGGTAAATAGTTTATTCTGCATAACTTCATCACGGAACTCTTCATATATAAAAGAGTGCCTTCCATTTCTGAAGTAATAGTCGTCAAAGTTGGCTAATACACCATCCATATCGACATATATTATTTTATTATCTTTAATCATACAGTAATTCTACTCCATTTTTAGACAAATGTCAAGTAAAATCGTCTATTTTTTTAGATTAAAAAGTTATTAAAAATCAATTACTTATAAACTTTTTAAGATTAGGTGGTGAAAAATTCTTACTTTTAGTCACTTTTCCTGTAGATTCATCCTTTGTGAAGGGTGTTTTTGAGTAGTTGGAACGACCAACTTCTGCGAATGCTTTAGTTAAATCCCACCCTTTCGAGTGAGCATATCCAGCAGCAACCCAGATTAAGTCGCATACAGCATCAAGCTGTTCGACTTCATCTTTCATTCCATATGCTGCCATGAATTCATTAAATTCTTCATCAATTAGATTAGCATATAGTTCTGCTTGTTGATTAAAACCAGTATCGGCAAGTTCTTCAGATGGTGCTTGTTGACCTGCTATTTCCATCCATTCCTTTACCATATCAAATGGTTTTTTACTTTCAAATAATTTACTTATTCCAGCCATGTTATCAATCCCAGCCATGTATTTGCTCCTTTGGTACACCAGCTTCTTCCCAGTCTGCCAGTTTTCTAGTGGGGACTCTTCTTCGTTGTCCAGTTTCAGCATTAACCACTTCGTTTGTGTAAAGTGGTTCAGTTCGTATATCTTTCATTGCAGTTGGTACTTGGTCTGATAGTTTCTCATATTCTTGAGCCAATACATCGTATGCCTGTCTCAAGTTTTTTACTTCTGCTTCAAGTTCCAATATCCTTTTCTTATCAGTAGGATCGCCAAACATATCCATTTGTTCTTCAGTCATCTAAGTTCACCTCTATTACTTGCGACATACATTTACCACCAAAGCCAAACGAATTATTTAGCATCGTACGAGTACGAAGTTGGTTTGAGTACATTTCATTCTCACGAACTAGAGTACCATGTACATCTATACTTGATTGTTCTAAATTTTGAATATGTGGAACCCAGCCTTGTCTCATACTTTCAATAGCATAACATCCTTCAAGAATACCAGATGCTGCAAGTGTATGACCGATTTTACTTTTCGGTGCCCACATTTTAGTTCCTGGCATAATTTCAGTGACTGCTTCATATTCGATTGGGTCACCAGCGATAGTACTTGTACCATGAGTACATACATAATCAACTTTATCTAAACCAGCATGACTTAAAGCATCTTGCATAGAAGTACGAGTACCAGTTCCTTCTGGGTTTACCATATCTACTGCGTCACTTGCCATACCTGCTTTGTGTAATTTAGCATATGATTTACTTCCAAACTCTTTCATCTTTTCTTCTGATTGTAAAATCATACATGCTCCACCATCGCCCATCAAGAAACCTTGTCGTCTATCATCAAAGGGCATTGACCAGTTTGCTAATGCTCCTAAACAAGCAAAGTATTTAATACCCATAGGGAAGTTAGCACAGTCACCAGCAGTACAGATAACATAGTCATACTCATCTACTAATCTCATAGCATAATCTATATTGACCATACCAGTAGCACACGATGCGAATGTAGCAGTTGATAAACCTTTGAAGCCATAGTAAGATGTAATATGCATACATCCCATATCAGGAATCCTATTTACTGCTCTACGAGCATTACCTCGTTTCATGTACTTAATATATTCAAAGTACACATCGATTCCTTCAGTATCATTTGAAACTGTACTGGCAAGGGTTGCTACTTTAGGACTGCGTTCTATACCAGCCATCTGCATAGCTGACTCAGTAGTACTACTCATCATCTTTTGAGCATTGGTCATACTTCGCCACATCTTTTTGTCAAACCCTTCAGGCATAACTATACGATCTTCATCATGCATAGCACCACGATGAATTACTAAGTGGAAAATTTCTTCTACTTGTTTTGCCATGCCAGGGATTTCACGAGAGTAATCATTCTCGTCTAGCATTTTTGTGAAACATTCTTCGGGAGTGATGCCGAGAGCATCGCTCATACCATAACCAACTACATGCACAGGTTTCATATTATAACTCCATTAAATATTTAGATTCTTCTTTATCTTCTTCCTCTAGTATATACTTAGTCTCGCAAAATAACTCGAAACTTCTAAGTTCTACCATACCGAATACTTTATCATTTTTCATACGATGCTTTTCTAATAATCCATCTATGAGATCTACTTTGTTATTAAACACATATTCTTGACACTCTTCATGACTAGAAAATGATATAGAGGTAAAGTCAGTTTGTACTGTACCAATGCCTTCATACCATAACAGTGCTGTCAAAATTATAAATGTTTTCATTTAGGATATTTTTTTCTGTACTCATCCTCTATGTTTATTAGACTTTGCATTACATTACCGAATACTAATTTAAAAGGAACTCCAGGTTTTTCTAAGAAGTCATCATAACCTAGTCCTTGTTCCTTCAACATCTTTCCTTGCTCTTGTCCTCTACCAAGTAATCGATTTGATAGATAAACATCTTCTGCTTCATCCCAAGACATACCTTTAGCATTAGTGCCTAGATGTTTTTCTAATTTATCTTTTAGTTGCTCTCCATCAAATACAGTTTCGGGAACATCTTCATTAGTCTCTTTATTATATAGGCACGAAAATAAACCATTATGTAATCGTGACCCATATTTTACTGTTCTATTATCAGTTTCCATATCAGCATAACCAAATCGATCTAAAGTTTTAGCTAATTTATCCCATCCTTCAAACTCACCTTTTCTATTCATAAATTCAATAGATATTGCGATTCTAGTTTTAGGAGAGTTATGCCATACTGAGTGTGGTTGTCCCACATTAATTAATCCAGGATATGACATTTGAAAACTTAATTCTTCTTTTAGATTGCCTTGATATCCAGGAAGTATTCTTTCTCTTGGTATAATATAAGTTAAATCTTTTTCAGGATCGCCTGATACATTACACATATCAGAGTCCCACTGTTCAGCTTCACTTGCATCCCAGTATGTCATGATAGAAGTTTCTTCTTCATCAGGTCGCCATGGTTCATATATTCCAGGACTTACCTCTTCGAATGCCCAAGTCACTCTTCCCCAGTTCGGTCTTGCTGGAGAATCGCAGTGGGGAGACATACGATAATATGGATGAGCACGAAATATACTACAGCCATATGGCATAAGCATCATGTCTCTCCATTGTTTCATCATCTCAATACGAAACCAACTATTCCTTACACATATATTACCTCGTGCTGGATTTTCTCTTAGTGGTGCTAATATTTGATGTAGGTCTTCGTTAGTAATAGGTCGTTCAAGTGTATCCTTCAACGACATGTAGTAAGGTTCGTGTTTCATGTTATATCTCTACTCCATCCAAACTCACCATCTTCTTTTACCCATGCTGAGATAGGAGATGGTTTGTCATCTTTTACAAATAAATGTCCCATTCTTTTTTCTATCGCTTTCCAATCATGTATCCTTGAACCAGTTCGTTTATCTCTAAAGTCAATAGAAATAGTATAGGATTCTTTTTCGCCATCATAAATCATACTATGAGCACAGTCAGGTCCACCCACACATATAAGTGAGCACTTACCCATCTGAGTATCAAAGTGTTTCTTTACTTTAGGTCTAGTTTCGTCATCAAACTCTATTAAATTTATTTCAGTATATGGCATCTTTGGGTGTCTGATTTTATTCCTGCGTTCCATATTACAGTCACGAGGATCCCAGAATGCCATACTTTTATCTGCGTTTTCATCTAAATTTACAGGGAAGTTTAATCGCCAATAATAATTGATATTATAATCGACATAATCTATGTGTGGTCTGAGTGAATATCCTGGAGGAGATACAAATATAGTACCCACCAAAGCAGGTGCCATCATATTTCTATCTAACCATTTTAGAAACTCAGGATTGAAGTTAAAATGTTTAATCCATAGATTTGCTACGAAACCATATGCTGCGTATGAGTATGAAGATTTATCAGTGTACCATTGGTCAGGTATTAAATCTTCTCTGCGTTTTGCCCAGTCGCCACTTTCTTTATCATACCTTGCTATCTGTTTAGCAAGTTCTGCTTCAGTCAATGGGAATGGAACATCCTTCAACTCTACATGATATGGTGGTCTAAACATTATTTCTTTTTCGTAGTTTTAGTTTTTTTCTTTTCGTATCCATATTTTTTACGCACATAGTCCTTAGTATCTTGCCATACATGCTCCAAATAAAATTCTTCATCAGCGAAGAAATTATGGAACTTAACCATTACTGCTCCTGTCCAATTATAAAACCTTTTGAAGATTTTACCTTGGAGTCTTTTTAAGGCACTACCTCTTGGCATTGCCCATCCTAGTATAAAAAATAAAAGTGAAAAAGTAAGAATTATGATATAATTAACCAAGCCACTTTCCATTTCAAAAACCAATTCTTCCATTGTGTATCCTTTCATATTGGAAGTTAGTCAAGTGGTAGTTTTTTGTTAATTCGGAAACTACCAAAACCGAACGCATGACTCTCAGATAGAGGAGTTAAACTTATGAAATAAGCAACTCAGTGAAGTGGCTACTTTATTTTCTAATATGTGTAGCTTTCACCATGCGAATCTTAACCTCTAACTTTATTTATATTCACTGCTCCAATCTTTTCTAAGAAAAGAATAAAATATTGTGTCGGATCGTTTAATCCTTTACCAAAACTAAAGTCCTTTGGATAAGAATGATGATAATCGTGGGATCCTTCTCCCCAGTTTATGAAACTTAAATACCATGGGACATTACGAATATGTTGTTTTCCTCGTTTGTCACTATGTTGCCATGCGTTAGTTATACCCATAGACCATTGACCGAGACCTGCACCAGCAAATGCTGCCCATGCAAAATTAATACCCCACTCTTGAATGTATAAGTATGGACCATCGTACCAATAAAAATGTGTTAAGTAATACCCCAACTCTGGTAGCATAACTGCTAATCCATTTGTATATGTTTCTACAATGATTCCCCATAACAACATTAATAAGTAAGCACCAAATATAGTAATACACATAGATTTAAAACTATTATCGTGATACCATCTAGCAGTTTTATTTCTCAGTAATCCTCTTGTAAATCTTAGTGGTACATTTTCAAAGGGTACATCCCACCTATGAGTTAAAGATCTTAAAAAACCAATTTGATGTGGACTGTGCGGATCCCTTTCCTCGTCTAGATATACATGGTGCATCCGATGTATTACTGCCCAAGCTAGTGGACTTCCGATGTTGCTTACTATACAAAGAGAGCAGAAGAAGTGTTCGAGCCATTTCCATTTTACAGTAATACTATTATGTGATAAACTTCTGTGCGCATATATTGTGATAGCCATTGCTCCGAAAAACCACCATGCCAAAACATAGGGTATTAGATCCCATCTTCCAAATACAATGATTCCTAGCAGACACAACTGGGTGAACCACCAGTATCTGATACGAAAATTAATTTTATATGTGGTTAAGTGTTGCTCTCTAAAATTACTGAGCCAATCACGCAACCTTTGAAATCCGATAGTGAACAATGTATGTTTACCCCTGTTAATTTTTTCCTCATCTCGTCACTCGGTACTAAGTTCGGTGAGATATAGGAAAACATTTTAGCTTCTTTCATACCAACGATTGGGTGTTGTCTTGCTTTCACAAATGCTTCTTTTAACACCCATACCTTTGCTAGATAATTACATTTCTGCCTATCTAACAGTCCATCATATATTTGTTTTTCAGTCGGCGACAATATAGTTTCCGACCATTTATCCCTGCGTCTATCAAATCTAGACTCAAGAACCATATCAATTCCGTGTCCTAAAATCATGTTTGGTAGTACTCTCTTGAAGTGTACTTCTTCAATGTTTCTAGTTTTTCTTCAGCAGCAGAAATCTTTTCTAGTTGTTTATCTATTTCAACCATGACTTCTGAATGCTCACCTATACCAACTGAGTTGGATATATAGACTTGCATATTAGCATTTGCTTCAGCAATATCACCTTCATATTTTTTGACTAGAGCATCAACTATTAGTTGACTTCGCTCTGTCCTGCTTAATCTCTTCATCACTTTTTCTCTCCTCTAATATAGTTAGTTCGCCTTTATCGGGATCTATATAGTATTTATGCTCATTAATTTCGTCCATAGTTTTATTGGCTTTTTGATGCCAATCCCAAGCAGTACCTCTTACATTTTTCTGACAGAATTCAGGAAACTCTTCTCCCTCTAATACTATCTCGCAATATACTTTATGTTCGCCTATGGTTGCTGTATTTGCTTTCGCTACTGGTACTCGTTTATCACCTTCTTCAAAAAATATTTGTCGCTCATGGTCAAGTTCAAATAATTGATGATTGACTACATAACGAATAATACCTTCATCAAACAACTCATCAATCTTATCAACCGAAGTATTCATTACAAAACCATTCAGTTGCATCTTTAGTTTTTCGTCTTTCATGGTTGCCCATTTACGATTAATTACATTATAAGTCATCTATACTCGGTGCCCCAATAATATTATATCCGCAATCTACATAATGTGTTTCACCTGTCACACCTGAAGATAAATCAGATAGGAAGTAATATGCACTTCCTGCTAAATCCTGTAGAGTGATATTTCGTTTCATAGGGTTCACTCCTTCGGCATAAGCCAACATACCCTTACTGCCTTTTACAGCCATAGCAGATGATGTTTTTATTACACCTGCCGATATACAATTTATGCGTACTCCCTTTTCCGCACAGTCTTTCGCTAAGTATCTAGTTGCTGACTCAAGTGATGCTTTTACTAATCCCATTACATTATAGTTGTCGTAAACTCTACGAGCTCCATCATAACTAAGTGTGAGATATGCCCCACCTGTGTTCATAAATTCGATACTGTTTCTTACTATATCTATCAACGAATAACATCCTACGAGTAGCGACTCACTGAAGTTTTCCTTTGATATATCCATCATCTTACCATCTAACTCACGAAAGTCAGTCATACTCATTGCGTGAACAACATAATCAATCTTAGGATAATGGTGTTTGACAGCAAGAAAAGCATTCCTTACATCCATACTATTAGATACATCGCACTTAATAGTATGAGCCATAGGCGATAGTCTAGTAATTCTTTTCTTTATGGAATCGTTTGGATAAGTGAAGACACAAGTATATCCTTCATCTATTAACTTGTTGGCGATACCCCATGCGATGGAGCGATCGTTCGCCACTCCCATAACAACAGCTACTTTCATCTATGATTGCTTACACGAACAGTAATATCAGTTGCGTTTAACTTATCTATGTTAGGATAAGTACACTCCCAATCTTCTCTTGTCCATTTATCTGTAGCCGAATCATAAACATCAAACTGTACCTCTTTCTTTTCAGCAGTAGTTCCTTCTCTATATGCTACTACTAATCTATCTTCGGTACATACACGAACTTCACCAGCATACTCGATACCATTCTCTAAATCTTTCAGAGTTGTGATTCTTTCTTCTAGTGGTTTTACCATTTACTTTGCCTTCTTGATAAATTTTCCATCAGGTCCTCGTTTTTGTTGGGTACTCTGATGTGGTTTTTTTGCTTTTTCTTCAGCATCTTTTGCTTCCGCAATCATTTTATCAGCTTCGTTAGTATTAATCTCAGCAATTTTACTTGCTACAGCTGGTGTGATTTTAGGGTATATCTTATCCAACCTTTGGTCTTTAATTGCTAGAAGTATTTTAGCTTCTGCAGGTGGGACACTTTCAAGCATCTCAATAAATAAACCTTCTCTTTTTACAGGAGAAAGATCTTCTCGTTTAAAGATATAACCTATGCGTCTTGCTTCAAGATACATATTTGTTGGAGTTGCACCATCTGGCTCGTCAGCTTCTTTAAAAGGTGGGTTGCCTTCTGGTAAAATCCATTTATTCGCAGGATTAAATGCATTCTCAAAAATAATTCTTACTAATGCGTCATCCTTGTATTTTTCAACTTCTCCAGTGTCATTAATGTCCTGAAGAATCTTTTCTATATATTTCACAGCCATATTTAAAAGTCCTCAATTTCTTCTAATAATAAATTACAGCGATTTTCCATAAGATAATTGTATAGTTTCATCTTATCTCCCTTCGCTTTATTATTTAGGTACTCGTCCACGATAGCTTTTGAATATTCTTCAGGTATATGGTCAAGCGATATAACCCTTTCATTCCTATCCCACCTTTCCCTTTCTTCGTCAGTTCTACAGGCATCTCTACCAAAAGCATAGAACTCCTCTAGGATTTTCTTGGTGACAGGTTTCTGCCTGACACCCTCCTGATGAAAGATATCATCAGGCGAAAATATGTTTGGTACACCATCACCAGTGTCACCTTTTACTATGTGCATAGTAGTAAATTCTTTAATAGTTTCCCCTTTAGCTAGAGTGACAAACTTTTTCTGCATAGGGGAAAACTGTTTTACATGTGAATATTTTTGAAGCTGTTTAAAATCTTTATCCGATGATATGATTATTACTGGTTCATTATTACCGAATGTATCGGTATGATTTACGAGAGCACCAATAACATCATCAGCTTCACATCTTTCTATACGCATAACTTTGTAAGGAGAGTTTTCATCTATCTCATCCCTTACTTTACTCATTATGGTAAATAAAATATCCCATGGCATGTCATCCTGTTCCCTAGATCCTGCTCGTTTAGATTTATAGTAAGGATGATAATCTTTTCTCCAATAATTAAAGCTGTCGCAACAAACAACTAAATCACCATATTCTTTTCCGTACCTCTTCTTGTACATTTTAAGCGAAGATAAAATACAGTGACGAATAATATTCTCTACACCTTTTTCGTCACCTGAATTATCTGCAGCAATCAGGTCTTGCCTGAAAGACATAATGTTAGATATTGCTACTTGGCTATAATCAATTAATATCATGGAAAAACTCTTCTCGTTGGTGGGTTGTTAGTAGCAGTATGCCCAGGATAATAAAATGAAATCATCCTATCATATTTAAAGGATCGCCATTCATTTATCTCAGTGTCAAAAACTACAAATAAATCCATATTATTATTTGCTTTATCGCTTTTAGGCATTTTTTCTTCAGGGATCCATCTACTATTAGTTGTAAACTTTCCTTCCCTTTCAGTACCATCTTCCTTTTTAAATTTAACAGTACACACAGACTCACCTAGTTGTTGTCGCATTTGAGTTTTCATATTCAAATCAAACTTTCGGTCATCATATTCATCAGTCATACAAACATCTCCATTATAAAGTTAATCGATAAGGCATAACATTATCTACCCATTCTCCGCACACATATAATGTAGGACTCATGTCCTTAGCAATCTCTTGGGCTTCCTCTAATGTATTAGCTTCTATATCTTCAGAAGCATAAGTCTTACGAGAGCCATCACTTAGTGTTACATCGAACTGGGTCAAAAATATCGCCATAGTTATATTCTAGTTCTTAAAAACTTAAAAGTAAAGGGGAGTGATACTGATGACCGACTCCCCTTTATAATCATATCAGGACGATGTGATTACGCACCAATGAGTGCTCTATATCCAGCAGCAACTACTGCCCTTGTAGGTGTACCGATACGATACTTCTTATAGGTCTGACCCATAGAATTAGTTCTATTGTTCAGATAGATTGCAAAACCTTTCAATTTCAAGTTTTGCACAGTAGCATATGGATTCTTAATCCCAAATCTGCTACTGATTTGATTAGCAGTAAACTCACTGCCATTTTGTAAAGCACGAAGCAACCTTGCTTCTTGCGTCATTTTAACATTAGCCATATATCCTCCTTAGATAGTTTGGTAATTGTTGTATATCTGCTTTTACACAGTATTATCATTCTACTCTAAAAAAACTTAAAAGTAAAGTAAAATCGTCCAAAACTATTAAAACCAGTGTTTTCAGCCCCCATTAGATAAAAACGGACTCTCCATTTCGCTCTGGAGTGGTGAAAGTCGATGAGCATAAGGGTTTATACCAGGAAAAAAGATGTGCTTTCCAGTGAGCTGTGAGAAGCTCTATATTTGAAATGCCCTTATTTTACCCTGTTTTTAAGGTTTTTAAGAGCTGTTTCTAGCTTTAAAGGTATATATGGGGCAAATTGGAGGGTTGTGCGTGGTTTATTACTATGGTTTCTAACACCATGAATAGTAGATAGGTTGATAAGGCAGGTTCCATTATTCTGATGAGTGAATACTCTGGTGCATTCTGCCTGTTCTTTCTCAGTTAAGATAGCATAGATATCTTCCCTATGCTTAAATTTTTCTTTATCTCTTTGAGCAATAGATTCTTGGAAATTAAAATCCCATGTTGGGTGAGAGTAGAAGTCTGTATGATGTTCTCCTTCTCCCCAAGTCATGTTTATCGCCCACGAGTCTCCATGCTGGCGAGAATGACAATGTAATGCCATCTTAGAATTAGGTGGTGTGGTTAGAACAATACAATACCAACCTCCAGGAATCCAATTAAGATATCTATGTACAACTTCAGGTATTACCTCTGGGCGAAGTTCCCAAGGAAAAGAGTTTTGTTTCCATTGACCACCATGTTCATGACTATCTGCATATTCACCAACATTAAAATGCATCTCTTGGTCTAATAGATTAATATCTTCATGTTGAAGACCAGTAGTTTGTTCCCCATCCTTTGTAAGATTGATAACTGTAATTGTTTTCTTATCAGTTGACCAAAGATTAGGTCTTTCTATTTTAGGGATGTTTAATGGGATTAAGTATTTAGATTGAATAAGGGACTTGTTTCCACTTACCACTTTCTTGGTCATAGTAAAATTCCTGACATGAGTGTGACCAAAATTCTACATAGTAAGTAGTTTCCCCATGAGATATAGTGTAGTTTCCTGTCTCATCCTTTTGAAATGGTAATGGGTATTCTTTTATATTATTCTTTAAAAAATAAGCACACTCGTTTCTATTTTCAAATGGTATAGTCCAGTTGGAATGAAGAGTGTCTCCACTGCCTACAAATGCAGTAAGCACTATGTAAAAAATAGTATCTATGAAAATATCTGGCATCATTTTGGTTCGTATATTGTTATAAGTTCTTCTTTTCCCTTCACCTTGATTTTATCAAGTTCTTTGGATTCAATACTATTTAGGGCATCTTTGGTGTACTGAGAATATAGAGTATGACAGTTTTTATAGTTTCTAGTTTGAGCTTCTAATCTGGCAGCAAGGTTTACTGCGTCACCGATTACTGAGTAATCAAATCTCATTTCACTACCCATATTTCCTACAATACATGTACCAGTATTTACACCTGAGCCAATATTAATCTCAGGTAATCCTGCTTCTTTATATTCTTTCTTTAATTTTTGTGTTTCTTCAGCACACTCTATAGAAGTTTTGACTGCCAACTCTGCATGATTATCACAATCAAGTGGAGCATTCCAGAATGCCATAATACAGTCGCCCATATATTTATCGACACACCCACCATTAGCCAATACAATTTTAGTCATACGATTTAAGTAATCATTGATGAGTTCAACTAATCCTTCTGGGTCATCTTTATTTTTAAAATACTCAGATATAGGAGTAAAGCCAACTATATCCATAAATAAGAAACTCATCTCTCTTTTCTCACCACCCAGTTTTAATTTACTTGGATCTTTTTGTAATATAGCAACTTGTCTTGGATCTAGATATCTTTCAAACTGTTTTCTTATTTGTTGTTTTAAATTAAACTCTAGGATAAATCTAGTAAAGGTAGCATGAAAACCTACAAGGAATGTAGCTATTACAAACCAAGATACATCTACTAGCCAACCATAATAAGTAAATGCGAAGTATGCTTTCGCGATGGCAGCAGATACAACCACACCTAGATAAATTGCCAACCAAGCATAAGGTAAAAACCTACAAGCAAAGATAGTAATAATACACCAAAACATCATTAGCATTATTTCTGCTAATGGCAACCAATCTACTCTAGTTATTTGTTCGCCTGATAAAACAGTTTGTAATGTAGAAGCAGTTATATAATGTGAATACTGTTCACCTCTTGGTGTAGCAATTATATTAGATATACCAGCAGCAGTTGGAGATACGATTATAGTTTTACCAAATAATAATAAATCATTTATCCCATTTTCTACATCCATCATTGACATAGTATGATATTCTTTATCGTGCCTTAACCATATTCTAGCATTCGCATCAGTTTCAATAGTAGCGAATCCTGGAACTCTCATAGCTTGTATGCCACCATCACCTGCTTTTACTTGATAGGATGGGTCGCCCACTGCGACTCTAATAACTTCTATGGCTATACTAGGATATATGTCATTATCTATTTTCATAAGTAGAGGAACTCTACGAACAACACCATCTATTTCAGGTGCAGTATTTACAACACCTACACCATTTGCTGCCTGACCAAGTTGTGGTATTGGACCAAGCATACCACCCCACTCAAATAAGTATGGTAATGGGTCACCTATTTTAGCCACACCTCTAGGCACACCATTCTTATTAATATCATTAGTTCCTAACTGAGCGATAACAGTTCCTGCTTTTAGTGTAGATTCAAACACCCAGTCGCCATCCTCTCTATCTTTTTCTGAGAATAATATTGGGAATACTATTACACCTGCTCCAGCTTCTCTTAATTTTTCTATAAGGAAACTGTAGTGTACTCTAGAGAATGGGTATTGACCTTTGACATCTAATGTAGCTTCGTCTATTTCAACTATAACTATATCTTCAGAAAAAGTTTTTTCTTCTGATGCTAATAGAAAATCAAAAGATTTTAATTTAATTATTTCTTTGAAGTCAGGATTGTATAATCCGATACCTGCCAGAATGGCAAGTGTTATGAACGCACTAGTCCAGTGTGTTAGAATCTTTTTTATCATACCAATTTGATATCGCTTTCTTTATTCCTTCTTCTGCTAATACTGAACAGTGAATTTTAATTGGTGGTAAATCTAATGCTTCAGCTATCTCATCGTTTGTAATCGCCATAGCTTGTTCAATAGTTTTACCTTTTAACATATCTACGAACATTGTAGAGGATGCAATAGCAGAACCACACCCATATGTTTTAAACTTGACATCTAATATCTTGGCTTTATCAGGATCGTTAGCTTGGTCAAGTTTTAGTTGAAGTTTCATGACATCCCCACATGATGGGGCACCAACCATACCAGTGGCTATATCTGAATCCTGCGGATTGAATTTACCAACCGCATGCTTTTCAGGATTGCGTAGAACACTTTCAAATCTTTCTACGACTTCTTTAGAATAAGCCACAATATTATTTAGTTATTTATTTTTTCTTTAATCTGCCACTGTGACATTACACCCATTACTAGAATTACAAAACTGATTAAGCGAGTACGAACTGTTGCTATATCCATTATTCTGGTTGAGATCTAAGTTAGTCGGATAGTTGCCATCTAGAGTTATGGTAGCAGTATGAGCAGAGTTATAACCCATCTGATAAGCAACTACATTATTATTATCATTATTTATAGTTAGGTTAAATGTTTTTGACCCATCGTGACCTTGCATTATTCCAACATTATTACCATCACTGTATATTTTTAAATCTATTGAATGCGCACTATATATTTGACTTGGTGAACCATTTCTTTGAGCCATATAGACATCGTTATTATCTCCTTGTAGATATAACTTTTGATTGTGATTGCCAGCTTCTTGATTATCTGTTTGTGTAAAGTTTGTAAAGTTTGTAGTGCCTACACCCATACCCATGAATATATCATTACTATGACCATTAATATCAACATGTGCTGTTGAGAAGGTAGAAGTTGAAACAGTTTGTTTTTGTGTAATCTTTAGGGAGTTATTATTACCAACGATACTAGCAGTTTGATTATGATATCCTCTAATTAAATTATTACCAGTACCATCTTGAATTACTTCTAGATTAAAATTATTTCCTGATTGGTTTATATAAAGTTCGCTACCGAATGCTTCGGTCGCAAATAAAACAAAAAATATAATACTACTGATTTTGTAAAATATTGATGACATTGTCATTTCCTCCTAGTTCGTAATCAAATATGGCAAAGTCATTTTGTGTAAATGAAATTACATAACCATATTCTTTATCTAATCTAAGTTCAAAAAAGTTTCCTGCTCCCTCTCTAGAATAAACCCAATGTGGATCTTCATCTAGAATTATAATGCCAGTTTCAGGATCTTTACCTAATCTTATATCGCCTGTAGATTTTTGTTTATCAAACTCACTTCGCATAGCTTTAGCAAGTTCTTTATTAATTTGAGCCAAAATATCTACCAAAAAGTTTTGCTCTAAAAAATCTATATCTAATCCAGTTGCCCACTGGTCTTCTTCTTCCTCTAAATAATCTACCTCTAAATCGTCAAACTGTAGGAAGTCAATATCTAATGCCGATGCTACTTTATTATATGCTGCTTCTCTCGCTTCACCTTCTTCTATTTCTTTCGGCTTTGACACGATAAGTAAATTGCCTATCATATCCTCATCTAAATTTAGTAATACTGGTTTCATCGGCTGTGATGATACAGTACTAACTACTGTTGCTTGAAATGCTTGGTTAAGTATTACTTGACCTATATCTGATTCTACTGATATCTCACCTACAAAGCAAGCACCAGTAGAGTCGCAACTTGGTAGTAATATAATTGTAGAACCACCAATCTCATCAACAGTCATGCTAAAGTCAGTTCCCCTTACAGCGATAGTTGCTGTAGGTGTAGTGATATTAACATCTTGCCTTGAGTTCTTTGCTATCTGACCTGAAGCATATCTGATTGTTCCTAAACTTGCTTTCAATGACAGTTTTCCTGTCTTAGCTTTAGGATCGTAAACGAATTCATCAATGATTAGTTTAGAATGTTCTGTGACATCTACTCTTGTATCATCTACGAAGTCTATAGAAGTTTTACCATCACCAGTCTTTACAGTGTCATAGCTGAAAACATCTAAATCTTCTGTAGTGTTTACTGACTCGCCATCAGCTTTTCTTTCAATAAACCCACTTCCTTGATGGATAGTGACTTTACCAATATCGGCTTTAGCTTCTTGTGAGCATAGTAGAAGCATGCCAAATATCGTCATTGGTATAGCGAGTTTCAAACTCATAACAAACCTTTACGAATTAATCAGTTTGGCTAATATCGATGTCATGATTATCACCACTAGTCGTTAGTGTAATCATTTGGTCATTAATACCACTTTGTACTATATCCACATCAGCGATTCCGCCAGTATGAGTATGTATCAGAGTATGTCCATTAACATCACCATTGCCATCCATGTCTATCAACCAGTTGTTAGTGTCACCATTCACAGTTATTGTCAGGATGGCACTTGTACCATCTACTGTTGCTGCAACGACATTACTGTCGGAACCAGACTGACCAACTATATCTACATCAGCATTACCTGCTGCTGCAGTTTGACCAATATCTAAATCGATGTCGTTTGAATTACCTGTAAAATTAATTACTGCATTAGCAGTACCACAAGAACTATTGTTTCCTTGGCTGTCACAGTTTAAATCAACATTGTTTGAATTACCAACTAAATTAATAACACCACTATAAGTAGCACCATTAATCTGGTAAGTAATAACATTCGAGTTTCCTATTTGGTCAATGTTTAATGTAGTGGTGGCACCTGTCGAACTGGAAGCAGTCGTAGAATTACCAATAGTGTTATTTTGACCATCTTGAGTAATATCTAAGTCAAGTGTATCACCACTTTGCGTGACATAGACATCATTCGCCATCAAAAAACTACCAGCAAATAACAAAGGGACAAATAATATAGCTGTTTTAATGTATTCCCTCATCTTCTTTTTTCTCCTGTTTAAATTTCCAGAGTGACTTTTGCTCGCCCTGTTTTATTATTTCGATAATACAGTATTCTACTGCAGATCTTATAGCATAATTTACAGGTTCGTTTGCACTTACCCCACTCTCAACCTCTATCGCTCTTGTGCCCATATCTATAAATCTAAAGGCATCAACTCCTGTCTTGTGAGATGCGATAGTTTTTGTACCATTTACAGCTAGGATTACTTCTCCTGTTTGTACTGCTACAACTCTCATCGAGACAGTCACTTGGTCAACTCGATACTCTTCATGAGCACCGATACCAAAATATCTTACACCGAAGCCACCTGTATCAATATTAGTGTCATAGGAAACAACTCCTCCTTCTAATATTAATCCAGCAAATAATAGTGGCTTTAAACTATTTTTATTTGCTTCGTTTCCTTCATACGATTCTCTAGTGGATCGTATTAATTGTCTTTCTTTTACGAGGTTATCTAAGCCACCTCGTTCAACAACTTTAAACCATGTACCATTACCAGCTTCTTTTAGTGCTTGTATCACCCAAACTTCTGGACCTTGAGTCACAGCAGTTGATAATTGTGAAAACTTTTGACTTGGTTTTCGTTGTCCAGTTTTATCACTAAAATTATAAACAGCAATCGTCATAATTTCTTGGTCTAGTTCTGGTAAATCAATCAGTAATTTATTTGTAGGAGTAGCATGATGGAAAGCACCCATCTCCTTGTAGTCATTTATTTTCTCAGGTGTGGTAGCACAACCTGCTAAAAAGAACAGACCCAACAATACTATGCCTTTATATAAATTGTGCACTGAGCAACTCCCTTTAAAAAACAAAATCGCCGATAGGTACGCTCATGCTTGTCACAGATCCATTTTCATCTGTGATGGTAAGAGTTATAATTTCTGTTGTAGTATCCTTTACCCAATAGATAGTAGCACCCTCGACCTCTGAAGTACCACTTGTCGGACAGTTCGTAGTTGTACTGTCACAACTTGTACCGAACATATTATCCACTAACTGCTTCGACAAGTTAGCATAAATTCTGGATTCAACATTTTTAATAAACTTAGCAACTGTAGTATTCTCTTGTTCCCTTGTTAATCTAGCAGCATCGCTTTTTGCTGCATCTTTTACATCTTGTCCTCTTGAATATTGCAGTTGCTCAACACTCAATACATGGGAACTGTATCCTGAACCAGAAAAAGCTGGGTTCCCAAACTCGAAAACCAGAGCATCAGCTAATGCTATGCTCGGTAATAGTAGCAAAAATGCTAGAATCTTCATACTATTATTTAGTTTTTTCATCCTTTTTTTCATCCTGTTTCTTCTGTAATTCTTGTAATTCTATTACTGTATTAATCTTTGACTTCAGTCTTATAATATCATTATCTAACATACGAATCCTATCTATCAATGCTATTAAAACTACATTGGCTTGGTCTAGCTTTTCAGCTATTAAGTTGGTAATGTAGTTATATATGAACCAGATAAACCAGCCCATACCAACCACAGCCACTATCGGGAAGCCATATTCATTTATTATTTCAATCACGCCGAGCATCTTCTTTCCCATCGGCACGAGCAATTCTTTCCTCGTCAGGTTTTAAATTAAGTGAATGTGAAATAAGTATGTCGAGCTTTATCATATCATTATTCATATTTTTGATACGATTGTCGAGCATGGATATAATCCCATGCATGGTCTTCACTTGGTCAGTGACACCTGATAGGATGTATTTTAGGATAATGTATATGAATGCCCCACCAGCAATACATCCTGCTATGGGCAGTCCTAGTTCTCCTATTAGTAAAAATATCTCATCCATAAAACCGAGTCTGTTATTTTCTACTCATGTAAGCAGACATACCCATATATGCTCCAACGACTCCAGCTTGTGCTATATAAAATAGACCAAGCAGATCTCCGAGTGCTGAGACTCGTTCATTGGACATAAAAGGTAGGAATAAAAATAGAGTAAAGCCAAGCATGGATATCATAGCGACCCATGCCATAGCTTTCTGCGTGTCAGCTTTTTCTTCTGCTGCTTCTGCTTCTTTGAGTAATTTGGCTGCTTCGATCTCTTCTTTCGAAGTGATTCCATCGCCATCTAAATCAAAATCTTTTTTTGCCATCTTTTAGTGCACCTTTAATGATTAAACACATCATTACAAAAAGTTCACTCTAGACGACTATTTAGGGTTCTCAGTATCTTTCTTTTTGATAATTTCCTTAATATCAGATCTTAATTCATAACTTTCAGGATTGTATGGTTCATTGTCTGGATCCACTTCTTTTGGCTTTTCAGCTATACTTGGTCCAGGACGATCTTCCCTTTTCTCTGGTAGATTGTCAACATGTGCCTTTACCTTACGATCTTCTTGTATTTTTTGCCAGTAATATCTTGCATCATCACTGACATTCATTATACTCTCAGGAATCTCAGGAATTTTTCGTCTTGGTTGGGCAATCATACCATTCCAAGCAATAAGTAAAGCCACAGCAAGTGGGTCAAATACAATACATAGAATAATAATTACCCATCTTACAGCATCCTCGAGTACTGATTTATTGGCTTCCCCATATACTAACTCAGCAATATATTTGACTGGTCCAACCTCAGCTTCAAGTTTACGAAACTCTTTTTCATAAACCATTTTTTCTTCGATTAGTGCATCAACAATAACTTGCTCAGTTTCTACATTAGATTCAAGTGTTGCCACCTTACCATCTATATCATCAGTTTTAGATTCGGCAGTAATACGATAAGATTTTATTACTTCTTCTAGTTCTCCTATCTGTGTATTATATTTTCTGTCGATAGCAGTAAGTTCTTTTTTAAGTTCAGCATTTGCTGCATCTACTTGTTCTCTTTTGGCAGCACCTGAGCCAAACCCAGTGACAGTTTCATTAATTGTTTTTAGTTTTTGATTATACGCATCGTTTGCTGCTTTCTTTTCTTCAGCAATCCTATCGTATAATGCATCTAGTCTTTCCTGTTCGTTTCCTATTTGTACATCAACTCGTTCATTATTTGGTTGTAATAGTCTATCGATTTCAGCATCCCACCTGTCGATTTTAACTTGTGAACGAACAAGTTTATCATCAATACTTTCGGCTAATGCTATCTGCTCATCTGATAGAGCAGTTTGCTCGATATGTGCCTTTGATAAAAAACCAAATATTCCCATACTGGTAATAAACATTAGGAAAAACACAGCGAACATTAAATATGATTTGAGTAGTATTTTACATTCGTCCCAGTATCTATGTAAATAAACTACTGTGACCAGTTTTCCTACTTCCATTGCGGATCCCATTACTATAACTGGTATCACTGCTGCAGCAAAAATAGTTGCTAATCCGATAATCGAGTAATATGCAGCAATGGCAGATATAGTTAGGGCAGTCCCCAACATTAATATCTTCATGAACATAATTGCCCTCCTTTACACTGGGTGCCGAAGCACCCAGTATTATTAGTTATATTAGTGTACATATAACCCATATTGCTAGAGCCAGTATTCCGACTACAACAATTTTATTTTTTTTGGATAAATCTTGCCACTTCCAAACGATATTGTCCTTAGTGTCAATTATCCATTCTTTTATATCAGTAAGATTCCACATATATTATCCTCCTATATTAGATCTTGTAAATTTAATCATAATATTCTCGTTATAATATTTGTACTCACCATTAGGAAGTTTTGCGTTTAGCACATCAAATTCAAACATATATTTAACTTCCCAGTAATTAACCTCCCCACGAGTTTTACAAAGACGAAGTATCTTTCTCTCGAAATTACTTTCGCCTTTTCGTATTATATCTTCTTGTAGGATTGTTGACGATCCCCAATAATTTTGCCAATCACTCTCAACTCTACTTCGTCTTTTGTTGACTCTGCCTTTCAATGGCTGTAGAGTTTTCGCTTTTGTAAAATATTTGCGACCAATGTAAGATCGACCTGTTTTTTTACAGGTAATCTCATAGATGAAACCATAATAATCTTCATAATCAGTGAAGACTCTGTCTTCATATAACCAAGTCATTGCTATATATTTAGGTTAATTGATAAATTTAATCTTACGATTTAAGATGTTTTTAGAGAATTTAGGGATAGCGTGTTTCATAGCTTTTCTCCAGTTGTCGTTATAGTTTTCCCATACTCCAGCATTTACTACTTCGTCCATAGATATAAACTCTTGGACATAAGCATTAGATTTGAGATATTTAACTATAAGATTCTTGCGTGATGCTGTCATAAGTGCGTCATGACAGGTGACAATTTCGTTAGGGTTTATGCCTTCATTATATACAAAAGACTCTGCAAACTTTCTGGAGTATCCTAGAATAGCATTATGAGCACCTTGCTCATTAGTATAAGGTACATATTGTTGTATGAAAGGTGACACTGATAGCATAATATTTTGGATATATTCTACAGGATATTTAAACATAACATTCTTACCTTCATCACAATATCTTTCTAAGATAGCACGAAGTAATTGTTGTGTTTCTTCATATAAAGTATCATCAACGAATAATTCTCTACGACCAGAATGAAATAATACATCAATATCTTCATTGCTTACAGCTTCTATTACTGTTTTAAAGTCTCGGGAAAGTTTTGAAGCACCACGCAGTTTTATATAGAAGTCTTCATTATGATTAGTTAGAAATCTGTTCCTATCTATATTTTCTTGTATTCCTTGCCATGTTAATGATGGCTCAAATACTTTGATAGTCTCTACGACTTCAACTTCATATTCTTTTAAATCTTCTAATAATTCTGCTTTTACTTCTTGGTCAGTAGCATCATGACTAATAACATCAACTAAGATTTTCATATCGGATCCTTATCTAAATCCTCCTCTTGCTCAGGTCTTTCACAATCATCCCCACAGAATGGGCAACAAGTTATATCTTGCCCCATGAAATTATCTTCATCTTCTTCAAACGAGATGGTGTATTCAGCACCACAAGATTCACATTCAAATTTAAATTTTTTCTTCATAATCAGGCAGTAGCACTGACACCCCAAACTTCTTGCCAGTCCCCAGCGAGTGCTCCTTTCGCATAATCAGTGACTCTATTCTCAAAGAAGTTCCCATGTGTAGGAGCATTTATCATCTCCTCAACCCATGGTAGTGGATTTCTAGTGACTTTCCAGATACCCTTTAATCCTAGACTAATTAATCTACGATCGCAAATATATCTAATGTATTTTTTTACATCTTCAGCTGTTAAGTCAGGCATATTGCCCATAGCGAAAGACAAGTCAATAAATTTATCTTCGAGTTCAGTCATTTTTGTAGCGATCTTATAGATATCGCTTTTAGTTTTATCATTCCAGATAGATTTGTTTTCTTCAATATAAGTTCTAAAAAGTTTAATCATGTTTTCAGCATGTAGAGTTTCATCTACAATAGACCATGTTACGATTTGACCCATACCTTTCATCATGCCATGTCTTGGGAAATTTAGTAGCATAATGAATGAAGAAAATAATTGCATACCCTCAGTGAAAGCTGAGAATGCAGCAATATTAGTAGCAACCGATCTTTTGTTGCCATTAGATTCTGATAGTTTAATAAAGTATTCGTGCTTATCAGACATCTCTTGATATTCAGCAAACTCTTGGTATGTATTTTCAGGCATACCCAAAGTTTCAATCAGATGTGAGTAAGCAGCAATATGAAGTGCTTCTCTTGCTGCAAACCCACTTAACATCATCCTGATTTCTGGTTGTGGAAAATATGGCAAGTAGTTATTTACATAACCACCAGCAACATCAATATCTCCCTGAGTAAAGAATCTAAAGATATTAGTTAAAAAGTATTTCTGCTCAGCAGTAATCTTAGTCTTCCAATCTTTAACATCTTCAATCATAGGCACTTCAGTATGAAGCCAATGTGATTGCTCATGCTTGAGCCATGCTTCATATGCCCATGGGTAGTTAAAAGGTTTGAAGAATGTTCTTTCGTCAGTTAGTTTGAGTTGCTTTTTCGCCATCGTTATTTCCTATCGTGTGTATTTGTTAATTAATCTGATTATTGCGTAAACAGCCAGTCCGAGTCCAATATAAATTAAACCATCTTCCCAGCTTACATTATTAAGTAGTTCTGCATTTAAAAAACTTAGATCCATTTTATCCTCCTAAAAATATGTTTTAAGTATGCCAGTTTTATAATCAACATAAACATGACCCTGTAAAGTTATTCTATTTTCAGTAGTTGGTGGTTTGGCACCCAATCGGTGTTTAACCATCCCATGCCATAAAGACATTTTTCCTAGTTCATAATTATGAGTAAAGTAGTCGCTAGAATCCCCTAACCAATCTAAACATGCCCCATCTTTTGGCAGTTCAATCGGTATCGCAAAAGAGTATATTTGTTCTCTATTGAGTTCAGGTTTGTAAAATCTTAGATTATCATCGGTATGATAAGGTCGGCTCTTAGTTAAGCCAATATCATTACCTTTATAGATATGAAATCCTGGAAGTGGCAAGTCCTTATAATAAGAAACTTCTTTTACTCCAATCCCAAAAATTTCCTCCAGTGTTTTGAGTACAGGTGTATATATAATATCAGAAAACTCAGTATCTAATAGTTCCTGTACCTCCCAGTCTATGTCGTTTTTATCCTGTAATACATATAATCCGTCACCAAACAGATACATATATTCCATTCCAGGTTGCACAAACAAAGCACTGTTGAAATAGTCAGATAGTGGTTTCCAATATTTCTCGTGGTAGTTTACTTTTTCAAGTATTTTTTGACGAGTTATAGGATCGAATACCTCTTCTGAATCTTTAAATAAAAATCTATACAAACTTTAATGCCAATGAAATAGCTTTCTCTACTGCTGCTTTCATTTTCATTGCGTTCGCTTTGTCCATTATTTCATCAGTACGAGTAAGATCTTGCATTAAGTCTTTATATTCCCACTCGTTGAGTTCACCAGATTCTAATTGTTTACTAAATTTATCGGCAAGTTCTACTTTTTTGTTTGCCCATTCTTCATTACGAAGATCTTTAAATGCGTCCATTATTCTCCTCCGACCATTTGTTGTAAGTGATTGATTGGTGTTTTCTTTAGTCCTTCCCAGCCACCTTCAATAACAATCTTTCCTTCTTGCATTATTTGTGGGACTGAGCGAACACCGAGCTCTCTAAATTTTTCATATGCTTCCATATCTTCATCAACTTTGATATAGTCATATGGAATATTATGTTCATCTAGATGTCTTTTTGCTAAATCGCAGTAAGGGCAATTATTTTTACCCATAATTGTTAATCTCATCTTTTTCTCCTTGATGCTAATGCTTCAGCTATCTCATCAACCTGTATAGTCAATATGATAACTTTATTTACGCAGTATGGTTTCCTTAACTTATCTGCTTTAGCAGATCTATATATTCCTTCCATACTTTCACTAAATGGTCTTATTAACTCAATGACATCTTGATGTCTATTAGCTTGAGCATACCACCATAAAATTTCTTTTGTTCGCCAAACCTTTTCTACACTGGCTAGTTTATTATCGCCTTCACATTCAATATTACGAATGTCATACTGCATTTCTGCGATCCATAGCATTTCATTGCTGTCCCAGCCAGAAGGAATTAATCCTTTTAAACTAGCACAACCTGTTAAAGCAACTAATGCTATTAAAACATATACAGTATTACGAAGCCAACTCATGATGCCTTCTTTGCTAGTTTAACACCTCTAGCAAGGTATAGAAAGTTTCTAATTTTACTTTTCAACTTTGGTTTAGTTTTCTCCTCATTTAAAAGATTAATTAAGAACTCTGTACTTTCATTCTTCATATAATGTCTTTTACGACTTTTAGTTTGAGTTCCATTATTATCTCTTTTGACGACTATCTCATCTTTTTTATATTTTACTGGCATCCTACCCCCAACTCTTCTAATTTATCTTTTACTAACCCCAGTCCAGGAGCAGTTCTATGTAGTATTAATGTTGTTATGTGCCAACTATATCTAAATTTAGTATGATAATTCCACTCATTAAATAATCTAGTTGCTTGGATACCAAGTTCTTTATAACCTTTTTTACCCAGATGCAACTCAATAGCAACTTGCTCAACATAGTCAGGCATCTCTTCTTGAAATATAAAGTCATACTCGCCACCCTCTACATCTACCTTTAATACTTCTGGCTTATGTTCTTTTAATTTAGTCCAAAAGTTTTCTGCGTTTACAGTAAGTTTCTCTCTTCCCTTAACAGGCATATGAGTATGACAAGTTGGATACTTTTTAGATAAGTAAAAATCTACTGAATCTCTAGAATCTCCTACGAGAGCAGTATTGAATAATGTAGTTTTTTCATTACTTACATTTTTCTCCATAACTTCGAAACTCTCAGGTGTTGGCTCATAAGTATATACATGCTTAGCACCATTCTTTAGTGCTAGGTCTGTAAAGCATCCTATATGCCCACCTACATCCATTACAACTTTATCATTGAAATCTAATTTAGCATATTGAGTCATCTCTTTAATAACGAACAACTCTCCTAAATCTGGTCTGTAAAATAGTCCAGAAGTTTCATCCTTTACTATTTCAGCCACTTGTTCTCTTTCACTTGTAGTACTTATCATATATAATCCTCTTGTTTCCTGAATTTATTAGAAAGAGATGATGAGATTTCAGGTTGCTCTCGTTTATTATCTCTTGCGTATTTAAAATGGACATCACCGATTTCATCTAAAGTCATATCCTTAAAATGTTTTGCTGGTGGGATACCAACATAAGTTCTTTTTAAATCAATCAGCATAATCAATCTATGCTCATCAGTATTGTTATGAGCACTATGCATATATTGATTATTAAATCCCCATGGGTGTTGCCAATCAACTTCCTCGCCCTGTGCTTCTAAAAATAAATCTCCCTCAGGTACTATAAGAGGAATATGTATTCTAATATTTTCCCCTTTCTTATTTTCTATACCTATGTGTCTTTCAATAATACTTTGAGCAGGTAATATACTGTATTCAAGTATAGGGCATCTTTCTTTATAATGCTCAGCAATTTTTTTCATAGTTGGGAATGCTTCAGGATTATATCCGTCTTGCTTTTGTTTGATGTTTAACATTCGCTTTTGAATCTTTTCATCAGCACCAGACCCAACAATATTTGGGTTATGGTATTTCATAACTAAGACTCGCCAAGCATCGTTATTATATTCACCTGCAGTTGATTGACCCTTTAGCATATTATCATCCATACCCACTTGCATCTTTGCTCTAGCAATCTTATCGGGACTTCCTTCACGAGATCGTTTCAACTGACTGTATATTGATTCTAATGCAGAAGTCGTACCTCTTTTTAGGCAATCTTCTATATCTTCATATTCTGTTAAAAAATCCCTTGTTAAATCAGGTACGAAACCCATAAGGAAATCTAACTCGTCATCAAATCTTTTTACATCTCCATAACGAAATATTTTTTGTGTTCTTAGTTTGGCTATTGCTTCTTTGTCATAACTAAGATGTTCTGGCAAGTTTATCATGTATTTTATCCTTCACAAGCGAGACAGACATCACCATCGGCTATCGCTGATATGTCTAACTCTTTAATTATCTCCCTTTGTATTCTTCGACTAATTTTATCGGCTTTACCGATCTTTTCACTTCTACAATAATACAGTGTTTTTAGACCAGTCTTCCATGCTAAGAAGTGAACAGCATGTAAATACTTAATATCTGCGTCAGGTCTAAAGAATAAATTAACTGACTGTGCTTGGTCAATATATTTTTGTCTTTCACTGGCATGGTTTATAATCCATTGTTGGTTCATCTCCATAGATGTTTTATATACATCTTTCTCTAAATCTGTTAGGTATTTTAGATGCTGTACTGAACCATCATTTGCTATAATACTTGACCATTCATCATCTAGATTTAACTTGCTCTCTTTACTTTTTTTCTCCAGTAGTTTCTGAAGGAATTTATTCTTATTGGTATGAGATCCAGAAAGTGTATCTTGACGATAAGCATTAGCTCGAAAAGGCTCGATACTAGGAGAAGTATTACCCATGATAATGCTACTACTAGCATTAGGAGCAATAGCAAGCATATGGCTAAACCTCCGACCAGTACCAGTAGCATCAGGTGCTTCCCCTCGCTCAATACCCATCTCAATGTTTGCTTTATCCAGTCCAGTTCTAATATGTTTAAAAATCTTTTCATTTCTATTTCCTGCTATGGCACTTTCATAAGGTATTCCATTTTTCTGTAAGTAAGCATGAAAACCCAAAGCACCTATCCCAATAGATCTTTCTTGCTCAGCTGAATACTTGGCACGAGATAATTCAGGTCTAGCATTATCAATAAAATACTGCAAAACATTATCAAGCATTTCAGCTACATCTTTCAGGAATGTTTTATTTTTTGACCACTCATCATAGTGTTCTAAGTTCAAAGATGATAAACAACATACAGCAGTTCTTTCCTCATTAGTAGGAAGTATAATCTCTGAACATAAATTACTTTGGTGAATTTTCAAACCCTTTTCTTTTAGGAACTCTGGCATCTGTTCGTTGCTAGTGTCAATGAAGTGTAGATATGGCTCACCAGTCATCATACGAGTTTCTAAAATACTTTGCCATAATTCTCTAGCCGATACATACTCTTTTACTTTTCCATTATGCGGATCCTTGAGTGCCCATTTATCATCACAGTTTTCATTCTTCATACAGTTTTCGATAATCTGCATAAAGCTGTGTGGGATATTAATACCATGGTGCATATTTAATGCTCGCATGTTAGGATCGCCAGTCGGCTTTCTCATTTCAATAAATTCTTTAATATCAGGATGGTCAATATTTAAGTACGCAGCATAGCTACCTCTTCTTGTACGACCTTGACGATATGCTAATGAAGATGCGTCATACATTTTCATATGTGGCATAACACCAGTAGATTTATCATCGGCACTACGAATACCGAATCCTATGCCTACACCACCACCTGACATTGACAACCAGTTAGTTTCTGATAAATTTTGTACTAATCCTTCAGAAGAATCTTCAATATAATTTAAGAAACAACTAATAGGCAATCCTCTTTTACTTCTACCATAAGATAAAATAGGAGTGGCATAACTTAGCCAATGTTGAGATGAATAATCATACAACCTTTGAGCATGTTCAGGATTAGATGAAAAAGTTTTTGATACAAAAGCGAATCTTTCTTGCGGAGAAGTTTCATCATCTTTCATATACGATTCTCTTAATCGTATTTTACCAGCATCATCTAGTAGAGAATCTCTAGTATAGTCTATTGTGATACCATGTATCTCTGAAATTAATTTATCTTCCATTTTATTTTCCATACTGAATGACGATTGAAAATCTGTGCGTTGGGCTGTGGATTGTTGGTGGGTTGATTGTGTGGGGTATTGTGCCATCGAATAAAATTATCCTCCCTGGAATATAGAACGATGCCCAGTCTAGGGTATCGTTGGTTGAGTTAGTAAACAGTGTTTGTCCACCCCAAGACTTTTCCCATTCCATGTTGGGATAATATAGCATGGTTAAATTATGCTCAGCACCAGTATCGCAATGAAAACGATTTTTATCCTGGATTGTACTAAGGTTAATCCTAGCTTGTGTTATTGTATAGTCATCTAAGTGGTGTTTGATGTGGGAGTAATTGCTTATATCCTCTATCCCCATATTTTCCACATCAACGAGAGAGAGATTACAATATAAGTTATAGTCGCCTTTAGTCTCCAATCTTTGTACATCAGAGCCACTTAGCGAATACTTTTTGTTTAAGCAATAACTATATAGTCTTTCTCGTTCTTCGAAAGTAAAGATATTATCAAAATACCACAGAGACTTTCCATCGATCTTTCTGAGTCGTTCTTCAACCATATATACTTACCCTATTCATCATCCTCGTTATCGTCTATATCAGCCTGTTTGGGCTCATGGTGGGGTCTCTCACAGGGCATCCCACTATTATCAAACCACCTGCCATCAGAGGTATGAAAATACTTCTGATAATAAACTCCAGTGGTTTTCATATGGTCAGTACGATATCGTCTAAACTTTTTTTCTTCTATTTTACCTTTATATTCTTCACCGAACTCACCTTGTAGTAATCTGCGTTGTGCAGCAACATAGCCACCACCATAAATCCTATCAATCCACTCACCATTAACAAAATTAGTGACAACCCTTTTGGGTTTGGATTCTTCTATATAATCCTCATCTTCCCACTTTTCTTCAATCAGTGCTTTCTTCATCATCATCTCCTCGTTCAGTTTTAGTAAATTCTAAATTGGTATTCTCATTTATGTCAACGATATTGTCATTAGCTGGCGAATCTGGTATCTGAAGAGGTTCATCATTTTCACTTCGTATATCATAATTTACTTCCTCATTACTTCCCATTGGTCTTTTCTCAATAGAAACTAAATCGATGGTATCAAAATCTAAGGTTCCAATAATAACCTTTGCTTGCTCTTTACCCATCTCGAGCACAAGTATATCTTTCGCAGCAATTAACATACCCATTGATGCACTTATTGCTTGCTTCCCAGTTTTAATACTTGTTAGTGCTTCCCAAAGTGGTGTAAGAATAAAGTTTTGCTCATACTCATGTTGCTTTCTAACTTCCTCCAACCTATCCGCATCAAATTTTTTCGCAGCATATTCGTTGATATCAACTATTTCAGCATCTTGTATATTATCTTTATCGTCTGTCATTTTATCTCCTTCCCTTCGGGATTGACCCAATGTCTTCTTTCAAAGTTTGGGTCGCTTGATTTAAAAAAGTTTCTATCAACACCTTGTTCAAATGTCTCCATTAATCTTTTGGTTGGTCTAAATACTTGACCACTGCCTTTAGCTTTTATGATGCCATCGCTCATGTCTTTTATAGCGAATATACCTTCACCAAGTTCACCTGCTTTTCTATCTGTAGCTTTCCATACTTTTCGATAACATTTTACTGTTGTAGGAAAGTGTATTGGTGCTAGGAAATTAATTTTAAAATTTCTAATAAAAAATCCAGGAACAGGATTAGAATACAATAAGGATATCATTAATGCTCCTGGCATAACATTACCCTCTTCATCACCAAAGTGTAAAGGATTATCATCTTGAATAATTTTACAAAAGTTTCTTACCAAGTCTTCAGTAATTTCTACATCATGAATATAATCTTTTAATAAGTCTGCTCTATCAAAAGGAACTTCGCTCATTAGCATTTTCTCCATAAGTTAAATTTAGCCACAGCATCAACACCCTCTACACTATTATGTTCTATAAGAGCATGTATTGTTAGAGGTGTTTTACCTGCCATAATCATTTCATTAATATCTTTTTCTTTCACACTATCATTCCATAAACAAACACGAAACCCATGATTAATCATTTTCTCAATCTGCTTTACTATGGCAGAGTTTCTTGGTTCATTATCAAATACGATAGTACAGTTATCTTTAAACTGACTGACTTGTGGTATATTAAAGTCAGCACCAGCTGTAGCAATACAATTATCTAGAAACAAACTATCGATTGGACCTTCGACAACATAAACATGTCTATCTTTATCTACTCGGTCGAGACCATATACTTTATGATTTTTTTCATTTGTTTTGATTGTATAATACTTAGGTGTTTCATTTCCGAAAGATCTGCCTTGTATCGCTATTAATTCTTTTTCTTCATTGTAAAATGGTATAACTAATCTTGGCTCATCACTTTCTATCTGATGAAACTTCATGACTATATTATTATTCACCCATTCTTTAAATCTGGGCACCCAAAAGAAGTGTTGATGAAGATCGTGATTTATGTGTCGTCTTAACAAGAACTTCTTGATTGGGTGCGAGTTATCCAAAGTAGATACTAAGTTGGCATGTTTTAGCGAGGTATAAGCCAAGTTCGTATCTGTTTTGAATATTTCTAAATCAGGTTTATCTGTAATATGTTTATTATTAGTACTACCAAATTTTTCAAGGGAGTACTCATTATAGATTCTTTGGTCAACCTGCTTGAGCAAGTTGCCTAGACTACTGCCAGCTTGACAGTTATGGCACTTGTAAAATAACGAGGACTCTTTTCTATAGATATATCCTCTAGCTTTTGATTGATTTTTTTGTGAGTCTCCACAGAGAGGACAGGAAAAGTTCCATAGATAATCCTTCTGTTGTTTAAAGTTTCTTACACGAGGTGCAAGCATACTCGCATATTTTGCGTCCACATAAATCATAGATATAATATTAGTTGAAAAAAACTTAAAAGTAAAGTTTCTTACATAAGATAACCAAGTAGTCCCATACCACCTGCAATACTAGCAATTATGCCCATGACATACCACTTATATTGCTCCAGTTTTACAACTTTGTTATCTAAATTCGTTATTTCTTCAGACATTTTGGCATGCTGTCGACTAGCAGTATCATTAATTGCCTTTTCTGACTGATGGATAGCAGTGACGACTTCTTTCGCACCTTCGGTAATTCGCTGATGCAGTACCTTAATATCTCTCTTAATTTCTTCATCGGTTTCTTCTCCCGAATCTAATCTACTGTCATGTACAGCTAGTAGCTTAGATATTTGAGAAGTGGCTTCACCTATCTTCTCAATAGATACATCGATCTTCTGAATATCATTCTTCAGGTTAGATATTTCGACTTGATTCTTTGCTATTTCGACTTCACTCGCCATAGTTGTGTACCCTTTGCATTTCTCCTACCCATCTTTGTAATTGTTGAAGTTGTCTTCTTACTTCATTACAAGAGGTGTAGTTATCTACAGTTATCGTTGTTAATTCTGAGAGTCGGAGTTTTTCCTCTCCTCTATCGTCTCCATTTTCTTCCCCTCCTCCATCAGTACTTCTGGTGGTGTCGGGAACTTCATTTTTAATGGCACTGTCGTGGAGCAACCTAACATCGTCAGGAATACTACACTGAGCATCATCGTTTTCATTAAGTAGTTCATTGACCTTCTCACTTATTTTATTTCCATTACTTGTTATTCTATTGCTGTCTGCTTCATATTCTTGAGCTAACTCGTTAGAAACTTTTTTAGCTTCAGCTTCAATAAGTTTCATTTCTTCTTTCATGTTATTTAGCTCTTCGATAATCGGACCACTAGTCCAAACAGCACCCAATAGAAACGATCCGACGCCAAATAATAATCCAAAAACTAATCCCCAACTTTTAGGTATAAGTGGTAAAATAGAAACTATTACAAGTCCTATTAAGCCAACAGCTGTAATACCAAAATAAATTGAAGTGGGTATCCACCCAAGTATAGTAATTAATGAAAACATTATAATGCTGTAGTTGATACTACGATATCGTTTGGTTGGTTAAGCATAGTGCTTTTACCAACTGACCTTGCTACAGGTCTTTTGATATGTCTCCAACTTCCTCCACCATTTCTATTAAATCTTATTGCTTTAGTATCACCCTCTTTTGTTTGTAAGACTATGACACCTTTCGGATTTTTACGAGCATAATTATATATGGCAGATTGTGTATCATCTGACATATTCAGATACTCTTTCCATTTAGAATATTTCTTTTTCCCTGATTTAAACTTTTTAAGGACATCGCCTGATACTTGAAATGTAGCAAACTTTCTACCCTTTTTCATTCTAACTGTTGGGGATAAATCTACTCCCCCACCTGACACTGAGTTTGCAGCAACTTCTTCATCAGTCTGGTCTTTTGGTTTTTTACCAGCTTTTTTCATAGAGATTGCGATTGCTGCTTGTTGTGCAGGCGACTTTGCTTCGATATTAAACATATTCCAATATAGATGTTCAATAACTTCTTCGACTAATAATTCTTCTTCTAATAGAGAAATATCTTTTGATATTAAGTCTTCATATTTTTCACGCAATATATGTACTGACTCTTGTCCTTCATATGCTTCACGAATTAGATAATATGCTGCAGCAAGTGAGCCCAGTCTGGTTTTACCACCAGGAGCTTTTTCTACGAACTGCTTTAGTTTGAATATTAATCTATGTAAAAAGGTATATGCGTTCTTTTCCTTAGTAGTAGTCAGCTTGTTAGCTTTCTTAAGGATCTTACCTCTCTCGTCAATAATACCTTCTTTAAAAGCATCAGTGTCTTTAAAAGGTTTTACTAACATAGAAATTATTCTATAAGCAATTATATTATCTACTGTTTTACTCATATCTCTCTTAGTATATCTACGATGCTTTCATCGTGATTTAAACTTGTGGAACGAGTGGATGTTCCTGGAATATATTCGGGAAGTCTGCCTAGATATGTTAGGAATACAATAAGTGCATTCCAGCTTTCTTCATCCACTTTGAAGAATAGCATATCAGTTGCAGCTTCTCCCCATAAATTATAAATTACGATTATATGATTTAAAATTAATCTTTCTCTTAGATCTTTGTTCTTTTTATATCTTTGAAATAATTTGTTAAGATATAAAAACTTCTTTAAATCATTTTCAAACTCTTCAAGTGTCGCACAAGAAGGGTTATCGTAATTATTTAGAGCAAACTGAAGAAAGTTATTTTCTGTCAGTTTTTTTATCATTGCTCTTCTTTGGTTCTTCAGTTTGAAATTTTACAATATCTTCTAATGCTTGAATCGCACCAGTCAACATGTTCATCTCAGCTTGAGTATTAACCACACCTTGATTAAGTTGAATAAGGATCTCTTCTTTTTTCTTTAGAGAATCTCTGTATCCATCAAGTTTCGCATTAACATCATAATCTGCCATAATTATCTCCTAAAAATAATATATTAGTTTACAACTACAGAGTTAGAGCCAATAACACTCCACCCTACAGTAGCAACATACAGTAAAGTGACTGCGTCACCAACTGCATTGAATGTTATAGTAGTACCACCATTTAATGTTGTAGGTGTAAGGACACAAGATCCTGAACCACCAACTACTACAAAAATTTTAACTTGCCCAACTGTACCATTAGCAAGTGACGCAGCATCTGAACCAGATGACAAAGTAAGTTCGGTCACAGCTTTAGTTAAGTCGGCAGTAGATGTTCCTGTTGAAGACTGAGCAGTTTGCGATAGGTATAAACTACCACCACTGATTGCTACATCCCCATTTACATCAAGTTTCTGTGTTGGAGTTGCTACTCCTACACCAACTCGGTCAGTTGAAGCATCTACATATAATAGATTGTTGTCGTTTAATCCTTCGACACGAGTGTCTTGGTCACCACCAGATTCGTTAATAATAACTGGGGTGTCTAAGTTTGCGAATAGATTTGCGACTGTTAGTTTTTTATTAGAGCCACCTTGAACGATATTCAAGAGATCGGCACCTGCAGCAGAGGTTGCTGCGACTAGTTCTGAAATTTTTTGGTCTGCCATAATTTTACTCCTATTTTATATTTGCAGAATAGGGAGGGTTTTTTACAACCCTCCCACAGTTCTAGGTTTATGTTATTCGGTTATTAAGATCCGAAAGTAAGTGTAGCTACACCATTAGAGACTTGCTCTGGTGCACCATTAGCACTGTTCACTTTTACTCTGTACTTCTTACCATTGTGAGTAGTATCAGTCACACCAGATACTGCTAATGTAGCAGTAGCGAAGTCTGCGTAGATTCCACCATCAGTACCAGCAGCGATGTCAACCCAACGAGTTCCAGTAGCTGTTTGTCTTTGCCACTTGTAGTTGAGTGCACCAATCGTACCTACGACTGATCCAGTAGTTAGAGTAATTGTTGCATTTCCACTTGATGTAGTCATTGCAGCAGGTTGTACTGTTATAGCGAATGAGTTAGCAGCATCAGATACAGAAGCATCATCAGCAGCATCGTCACCTGCTTGAGCAGCAGTACGAGCCATAGCAACTATACATTCAGCTTGGTATCTTGTATTACCATCTGAGTCTTGTTTGCCAGATTTAATTGTCCACCAACCAGCACCAGTAATACCTCTTGCTTTGTTTTGAGCAAGTTGTGCTTCGTCAGTATCAACGAACATAATGTCCGCAGCAGCATATTTGTTTCCTGCTTTTACGACACTTGCGACAGCTTGTACACCAGCGAAAGTTTGTGCGTTATTACCTGTACCAGAAATTGCGATTGCAGTTCCAGCTTCGGCATTAGTTTTGTTAGTAGCAACTTTAATATTAGTTGCGTCAACTTTAATTACGAAGTAAGTTGTACCACCAGTTAATCCAGTGATATCAGTACCACCACCATTAGCATATATAACAGCATCACCTGTATTTAAGTTATGCGTTCCAGTTGTGATTGTATCAGATGCAGTAGTGACAGCAGAAGTAGCAACAGTATTAGATGTTGGTGCAGCAATTGTCACACCAGCAGCATCACCTGCTACATATCCGTCTCCTGGATCTGTAATTGTAATTGAAGCAAGAGTAGAACCAGATAATACTCCAGTTCCAGTTGCTTGAGTGCCAGATGCTGGGGCAGCAATTGCGACTGAAGGAGCGGAACCATATCCACTTCCTAAAGTAGTCACATTTAATTTTTTAATTTGCCCAACTTCTAGCCAGTTTGGTCGATTCACATGCGAATCAGAGTCTCCCCACATTGCCATATTAGTCTCCTATTTTAGATTGAAATTGTTTATATGATAAGGGCATCCCTTTGACTGGCTCAACTTTTGGCTCGTTGACGGACTCTAAGTCTCCATCTTCCACCAACTTAATGTAGTCATGGGCAGAGTCGGTAAGATCTGAAACGATCTCTTCAACTTCTGATATAGTTAGACCATTAAAGGTCTCAAAACTTTCTGCTGCTTTTTTCAAAGCATACTTAACTTTTCCATTAGATGCTAATCCTTTTTTCATTTTATTAATTGCATTTGTAGCACCAGTGTAGTTATGTCCAGCCATCTTCTTAGCGATGTCGACAGCTTTAGCGATTTCTGCATCGGAGAATTCTCCTTCATCAATCATTTCGTCTTTATCTTTTTTCTTTTGTGCGTTTACTGATTTTTTAGATTTCGGTTTCATATACTTAGAATGGTCTTCTGTAGTATAAATTTTTAAATCCTCAGTTGGTACTTCTTTTTCAACACCATGTTCGAATTCTACATCATACCAAGAAACA